AGCCGCCACCGTTCCTTTACTGTACAGTATTATAACATAACGGTTGCAAAAATGCAACTACTTTTTGAAAAAATAAAAATAATTTTGCAAAAATGCGAAAAATATATTGACAATAACTTACAAGGGTGATATCATATAGTTGTCGCAGAAATGCAACACAATAAAAACTGGAGGTGATAAAATTGACTAATGTTGATAAGCTGAAAGGGGCTATCAAGGAGAAAAGATTAACCCCTGAAAAGGTTGCTGAAAGTATCGGTATCGACAAAAGTACGATGTATCGTAAACTTTCTAACGGTGGTGAGGATTTTACCATTAAGCAGGCAGACGCTATCACACAAATTCTCGGATTAACAGGTGATGAGGCACAGGCTATTTTTTTTAGTCAGTTTGTCGCATAAATGCAACTATTATATTAAGGGGGTGAGAAAATGGGATTTTTTAATAATTTATTCAACATAGAAAAAGCACCAACAGTCAACAAGACTGTCAGTGCACCTTATGTTCCGCCTTATCCTTTAGAAAAAGATTTTTATACTTTTGATAAGGTAGAGTGGAGCGGAGCGTTACCACCTCATTCAATGACACTTTCTTTTGTACTTCCTTATTCCGATTGGTGCGAATTTGAAAAGTCAGACCTTTATCGAGATTTGGAGAATTATCTTCAGAAATTACAAAAACGAGGTAACCCGAATGAGAATGTAGGCACTCAAGATTGATAGGCAGATGTTCATTGTATGTCGGAACATACTCATCAACACCTTTTGCCTTGTGATGATAAGAATTAACTTCGTGGGTGTTGTAATCTTCAGTGTACTCTATGCCGTTCAGAACTAATTGAATGTCGGTAACAGAAATAGGCAGTTGCGATTTATTGTTAAGTTTATAATGAATGAAAAGTCTTTTCTTTCCCTGCACGCCTAATTTGTATGCGTATTCAAGCATTGTGATTTCCAAATTCACTTTGTGCGAAACAAAATAGTTAATCAGGTTTATTAAAGATATTAAAAAGCCTGCAATGCCTAAAATACCACTAATTATTACCCACATATAATCAGCTCCTTTGCTCGATTATAACATTCGCAAAAGATATTTGCAACACAATCAATAATACCACAATCACAGTCCCATTAAACGGACTTTGCTGAAAAGAGGTGAAGAAAGACGGAAGTAATAATAATTTTAGGACTGCTAATGCTTTGCACAGCTTTTGTTTCAGCAGTATTAGCTATAAAAATAGTAGCCGCCCATTTGTATAAAACAATAGACAGCTACCTTGATAAGCACGACGCTCAAATTATGGATCTGATTAAGTGGCAAAGGAGAATGAAAATTGAACAAGTTTTTAATGTTTGTAGTGTTTATTCTCAACGCAATTAGCTTACTTCTGCTGATTATAGCAATGCTTATCAAAGCAGGGGTTATCCGTTAAGAAAGAAGTATTCAAAAAGTACAATTAGAATTACTGATAATAGGAAAACAGCAATCAACGGCATTGAATATTTAGTAATTCCTAATATTAAAACTTTTATGTTTCGTGTTTTGTATGTATACATCTTTTTATCTAACGGTCTTAAAGGAATTCCTAAAGCACAACAACAATCATCATATTCTTTGTCGACTAATTTTGAAATGCTTTGAAAGTTAATTTTATCTAATGGAAGAGAAAATACATAGCTGAGTTTTCCGCCTGCGATAAGTTTATTATCGGCAATAATATCTTCGCATTTTTCAACGGCTTGTTTAATTTCAGAAGTAATTTCCTTTTTGTACAAATGTTCTTCAAGCAGGTTGAATATGGGGAAAATCACTAATTCATATCGTTCTTTCAGATAGGTTTTGTTCTGTTCCTTTTTAAATAATATCCAAGACAGAACCAAAGTGCATAAGGTTGAAACTGCGGATATTATTAAAGTCAACCACGATAAAATATCATTCATATTTACGCCCCCTTTCATAGTTAATCATAACATTTAAGGTCGTGTAAAGCAATAAAATATCGAAAAGCAGGTGAGAAAATGGCAAAACTTAAACTTATTGACACAGTCGAAATCGTTTCAGACAAAATTACCAACGAAAAATAGGAGGTGTACATATGCCGAGAGAAAGACCTATCATCAATTGGGATGAAGTGCCGGTGATAATTGATGTGCCGTATGTGGCACGGTTGCTTGCACTTAATGTTGATTACACAACACGGCTTGCACAAAGGGGCGTTCTTCCTGCCCACAAAATCGGAAAGCTTTGGCGATTTGATAAGGAAGAAATCAGACAATACATAAAGGAGCATTAACAATGTGGTTAAGAAACTACCCGACAAAAAGGAAACTGCTCAAAGATATTGAAAACCTCAGAGCAGAGAACAGACATCTCAGCATTGAGCTGCGAAACGCAAGAACAGATCTTGCACTCGAAAAGACAGCGTCAAGCGGTTATCGTCACGAGAACAGAGAGCTAAAACGCAAGCTCAAAGCCCTTGAAACGCCTGAATCCGAAGTATTCAATTTTGAATGTGTGGGGGTGAAGAAATGAAAGAAAATGTTTTTGAACGAATGGAAAGAATTGACGGACAGAGAAAAATCTCTGATTTCATTGTTAAGCAAAAACAGGATTATGAATTTAAAGTTAAGTATGCAACTATCAGAGCGAGAGAATTTGCTGAAGAATGCGATAGACGAGAATTAAACTATCACGTTTCGGTCGGCGGTCTTGATAGCATTACATTATTTATCTTTTTAAAGTCGATCGGAATCCATGCCCCAGGAATCAGCGTTTCTTATCTTGAAAATTCGAGTATTCAAAAAATACATAAAGAGCTCGGAATTGAAAGGTTAAAGCCATCAGTTCGTTATGTTGACAGTGCAGGAAAAGAACACCGCTGGACTAAACAGGATATAATTCAGGAGTTTGGATTTCCTGTCTTATCAAAAGAAATTGCCGCCAAGATTGAATTACTTGCAAATCCGACCGAAAAAAACAAAACTGTTCGACACGCTATTGTAACAGGCGAAACAGGGGCCTATGGCGGTTATCAAAAAAACAGTCGTATGAAAATGTCGCAAAAATGGCTTGAAAAGTTCGGCGGTTATGCGAACAATGAAGAGGGTACAAATTACCAAATTCCAAATTTCAAAGTGTCATCAAAATGCTGCTATTATCTAAAAGAAAAGCCTTGTAACACTTGGGCAAAAGAACATAACAGCGTGCCTTATCTTGGCTTGATGGCTTCCGAAGGCGGAAGAAGAGCTAAATCCTTAATGATAAATGGTTGTAATTATTTTGGTAAATCTACAATCAGATCAGCACCGTTTGCGATTTTTAACAGACAGGACATTTTGCAACTTGCTCTTGATTTAAATGTTCCTGTTCCCGAAATATATGGAAAAATCGAGAGGCAAGAAGATGGTACTTTGTACACAACCAAAGCTCAAAGAACAGGTTGCTCAATGTGCGGATTTGGTTTGCACTTGGAAAAGCGCCCTCATAGATTTGACTTACTTAAAGAGCAAAATCCTAAAGAGTGGGAGTATTGGATGTATAACTGCTGCACAGATGATAAAACAGGCGAAAGATACGGCTGGGCAAGGGTGTTGGATTATATCAATGTTAAATATTAATTGCAATTGCAAAGAAAAATCCGCTGAAGCTCCACAAAGCCTCAACGGACAAAGAAAAATACCTTAATTAAATGATAGACAATTTTAAGCGAATTGTCAAGGAGGACTTTAATATGTCAGTAAAAATATCAGCTTTTGAAATCGAAAATGTAAAAAGAGTAAAGGCGGTTGCTTATGAACCGACCGAAAACGGACTTACCGTGTTGGGCGGTAAAAACGGACAGGGCAAGACGTCTGTTCTTGACGCAATTGCGTGGGCTCTCGGCGGTAATCGTTTCGCTCCGTCTGCTCCGTACCGTGAGGGTTCAACAATTCCGCCACATATCAAAATCAAGCTCTCAAACGGTATTGTTGTGGAGCGTAGCGGTAAGAACAGCAGCCTTAAAGTGATTGATACCGCAGGCAACAAAAGCGGACAGGCTTTGCTTGACGCATTTGTCAGTAACTTTGCTCTTGACCTGCCGAAATTTATGAATGCAACCGGCAAGGAAAAGGCTGACACACTCCTGCAGATTATCGGTGTAGGCAACAGAGTTTACGAGCTTGAAACGCAGGAAACACAAGTGTATAACGAGCGCCGTGCTATCGGTCAGATTGCAGACCAAAAGAAAAAGTTTGCCGCCGAAATGCCCGAATACGAAGGCGTGCCGAACGAACCTGTGTCAGCCTCGGAACTTATCAATAAACAACAGGAAATTCTTGCACGCAACGGTGAAAATAACCGTCTGAGAGCAGAAAAAGATAACCTTGAAATCCGTGCCAACAATTTGCAGAGCGAAATCAACAGGCTTAACGAGGATTTGAGAAAATACAATTCCGAACTTACAAAAGTGCTTGCACAGCTTGAACAGAGCAGAAAGACCGTTGCCGAACTGCACGATGAAAGCACGGCAGAGCTTGAAAGAAACATTACCGAGATTGACGAAATTAACCGCAAAGTCAGAGCCAACCTCGATAAAGAGAAAGCTGATGAGGACGCAAAGGAATATTACGGCAAGTACGCCGATATGACGACACAGCTTGAAGAAATCCGCAAAACAAAAAATGACTTGCTCAATAACGCAAATTTGCCCCTTGACGGTTTATCGGTTGAAAAGGGCGAGCTTACATATAACGGTTTTAAGTGGGACAACATGAGCGGTTCGGAACAGCTTCGTGTCACTACGGCAATTGTTCGCAAGCTCAATCCCGAATGCGGATTTGTCCTGCTTGACAAGCTCGAACAAATGGATACCGACACACTCAAAGACTTTGCAAAATGGCTTGAATCAGAGGGATTGCAGGCTATTACAACAAGAGTTTCAAACGGTGATGAATGTTCAATCATCATTGAGGACGGTTATATTAAGTCCGAAACAACCGCACCTGTTACAACACCGACTTGGACAGAAGGAGAGTTTTAATTATGGCTACAAGAACTACAGCTAAAACAGCAGCAAAAGCAAATACAAATGAATGTGTAATCAAATGCAATCCGCACAGAGAGCTTGCCTGCGGTTATACCAAGGTCAAGATTATGCCTGAAAACTATTCAAGAATTGTTTTGATTGCAGGTATGACAGGCAAGTCAATACAGGATTTGACAAACGAACTGCTCAACTACGCAATCGACTATGTTGTCATTGATGTTGACGGCAATAAAATCAATTTTTCAGATGTACAGGGGGTGAGATAATGAACATCACAAGAGGTAAAATCAAGTCGGCTCAAAAGGTTGTAATTTACGGTCCCGAGGGTATCGGCAAGTCAACTTTTGCTTCGCAGTTTCCGAATCCTCTGTTTATCGACACTGAGGGTAGTACAAAAAACCTTGATGTTGCAAGAATGGATAAACCGACATCGTGGACGATGCTCAAGAGTCAGCTTGAATATATCAAAAGCAATCCGACTGTATGCAAGACGGTTGTTATTGATACAATCGACTGGGCAGAACAGCTTTGCATTGATGATATTTGCTCAAAGTACGGCAAAAAAGGTATTGAAGATTTCGGTTACGGAAACGGATATGTTTACGAAAAAGAGGAGTTCGGCAGATTTTTGAACAGCCTTGAAGATTTGATTGACAGAGGTATCAATGTTGTGCTTACCGCACACGCACAGCTCCGCAAGTTTTCACAGCCTGATGAAATCGGTGAATATGACCGCTGGGAGCTTAAACTCGGCAAAAAGACTGCTTCACAGATTTCTCCGCTTGTAAAAGAATGGGCGGATATGGTGCTTTTCGCAAATTATAAAACAGTAGCGGTAGCGACCGACAAAGACGGCAGAAAGTACAAAGCGCAGGGCGGAGGGAGAGTGATGTACACGCTTCATCACCCTTGTTGGGACGCAAAGAACCGTCACGGACTGCCCGAAGAAATGGACTTTAGCTATGCAGGCATTGCCCATATTTTTAATGATGTTGCACCTGTAAATAACGCTCCTGTTCCGCAGAATCCGATACCTCAGCCGCCTAAGGCAGAGCCTGTGACGCAGCCTGTACCACAAACTACGCAAATTGAAAAAACTCCCGAATCTGTACCACTGTCAACACCTCAGATACAGAATGATAAATCTGTCAATATTCCTGAGGGCATACCAAAAACTCTTGCCGACCTTATGAGAGCTAACGGAGTTGACGAAAGCGAAATCAGACAGGCGGTGTTTACACAGGGACACTACCCTTATGATACACCGATTACAAACTATGACCCACGATTTATTAACGGTTGCCTTGTGGGAGCGTGGAATAAAGTGTTTGAAGTGATACAGAGCAACCGTGACTTACCGTTTGAATAAGAAAGGAAGATGTATAAATGGATAGAGAATTTGGTTGGAACGACGAAATAACCGAAGAGGGCGGAAATTATGAACCGCTCCCCGAGGGTGATTATGATTTTACAGTAGCAAAGGTTGAGCGTGCTCGCTCACAGGGTAAAGGCAAACTGCCACCATGTAATATGGCAAAAGTGACTTTTTATGTGTGGGGAGCAGATGACAAGCGAGAAATTACAGTTAATTTCGTACTGCACTCATCGCTTGAATGGAAGCTGTCACAGCTCTTTTTGTCCGTGTCAATGAAAAAACACGGCGAACCGCTCCGTATGGACTGGACAGGCATTATCGGCAAGAAAGGTAAATGTCAGGTTATCATCCGCAAATATGTCAAGAATGACGGCACAGAGGGCGTATCAAATGACATCAAGTATTTTTATGCATACGATGAGCAGGTGACAACGATATCGCCTGCCGTAGCACAGTCTGCACCTCAGCAGTATGTACAGCCTACATATCCGCCACAGTATAACACACAGCCTGCAACGCCAAATACTGCGATGCCGAATAACTGGACACCGGGTAGCTTTTAATGCAACTTCGACCGTATCAGAATGAAGCAAAGAATGCCGTTTTCTCCGAGTGGGAAAGCGGCAATTTAAAAACATTACTTGTCTTGCCTACAGGCTGTGGCAAGACGATAGTTTTTGCAAAAATCACCGAAGAATGTGTCCGTCGAGGTGACAGGGTGCTGATACTTGCTCACCGTGGAGAATTGCTCGACCAAGCGGCGGACAAAATCCAAAAAGCAACAGGGCTTAATTCGTCGGTTGAAAAAGCCGAGCAAAGTTGCATAGGTTCGTGGAACAGGGTTGTTGTAGGCTCTGTACAGACGCTTATGCGTGAGAAAAGACTGTCAAACTTTGACAGCGATTATTTCGACACAATCATTATTGATGAAGCACATCACTCAATCAGCGACAGCTATCAGCGTGTGCTTGAGCATTTTGACAATGCAAAAGTGTTGGGTGTTACCGCAACACCCGACCGAGGAGATATGAAAAATTTAGGAGCAGTATTTGATTCGCTTGCGTATGAATACACACTCCCTAAGGCTATCAAAGAGGGGTATCTGTCACCGATTAAAGCTGTGACAATACCGCTTACACTTGACCTTTCGGGAGTTGCCACACAGGCAGGAGATTTTAAAGCAAGCGACATTGACACGGCACTTGATCCGTATCTTTATCAGATTGCCGAGGAAATGAAAAAATACTGTAAGAACCGTAAAACTGTTGTGTTTTTACCACTTGTAAAAACATCGCAGAAATTTAGAGATATTTTGAACGAAAAAGGCTTTAAAGCGGCAGAGGTAAACGGTAACAGCGAGGACAGAGCAGAGATATTGCAGGACTTTGAAAACGATAAATACAATGTCTTGTGTAACTCAATGCTTTTAACCGAGGGTTGGGACTGCCCAAGTGTTGACTGCGTTGTTGTTTTAAGACCCACAAAGGTGCGTGGGCTTTACTGCCAAATGGTCGGCAGAGGTACAAGACTTGCTCCAAACAAGACGGAGCTTTTGCTGCTCGACTTTTTGTGGCACACAGAGCGACACGAACTTTGCAGACCTGCACATCTCATTTGCGACAACGAAGAAGTCGCACGAAAGATGACCGAAAACTTATCGGAACAGGCAGGTTATCCGATTGACATTGAAGAAGCGGAGGAAAAAGCAAGTGAAGATGTTGTTGCTCAGCGTGAAGAGGCGCTTGCAAATCAGCTTGCGGAAATGCGAACACGCAAACGCAAACTTGTAGATCCGTTGCAGTACGAAATGTCAATTCAGGCGCAGGACCTTGCAGGATATGTTCCGGCATTCGGCTGGGAGTGTTCTCCGCCTACAGACAAACAGAAAGCAAAACTTGAAAAGCTCGGAATATTCCCCGATGAAATCCAGAGTGCCGGCAAAGCAAAACTTATTCTTGACAGGCTCGAAAAGCGAAGAATTGAGGGCTTAACCACACCTAAACAAATCCGTATGCTTGAAAGCAGAGGTTTTCAGCACGTGGGCAAATGGCAGTTTGACGAAGCGTCAGCTTTGATTTCAAGGATTGCCGCAAACGGTTGGAGAACTCCGAAAAACATTAACCCGAAAACATATGTACCGCAAAGCGAGGTGAATACGGTTGGACTTACTTAATGCACTTGAATACATCAGTCCGTCAGAGCTTGACTACCAAGACTGGGTAAATGTCGGAATGGCACTCAAACAAGAGGGATACAGCGTAAAGGACTGGGACGATTGGAGCAGAGCAGACAGTCGATATCACAACGGTGAGTGTGAAAAGAAATGGCAGAGCTTTAACGGCTCTGCCTCACCTGTCACAGCAGGCACGATAATCCAAATGGCTAAAGACAGGGGGATGACTTTTCGTGAATCGAAAGAACTCGGCTGGAATGACGAAATTGCTTTTGAGCAGGGTGATAAGGGCGATATTGGTGTAAATACCTGTGAGGGTGTAAAGTTTCACGAGCCTACAAACTGGAACCCGGTAAATGAGATTGTGACCTACATTGAAACTCTCTTTGATAGCTCGGAAAATGTAGGCTATGTTACTGAAACTTATAAAAAAAATGACAACGGCAAGGTTAAATATTCGCCAACACAAGGCAGTTGTGACCGTACAGCAGGTGAGCTTATTGCCGCACTTAATAACTGCAACGGTGACATATCAAATGTATTCGGTGATTACAAACCCGAGGCAGGTGCGTGGATAAGGTTTAATCCGTTGGACGGCAAGGGCGTCAAAAACGAGAATGTAACCGATTATCGTTACGCTCTGGTGGAATCTGACTGTATGGCTCTTGAAGAACAAAATGCAATCATCAGAGAGCTTGAGCTGCCTGTTGCGGTGCTTGTTTATTCGGGCGGAAAATCAGTCCACGCTATCGTTAAGATTGATGCCGCAAACTATGACGAATACCGCAAAAGAGTTGATTATCTCTACAATGTGTGCAATAAGAACGGCTTTGAAATCGACAAGCAGAACCGCAATCCGTCAAGATTGAGCCGTATGCCCGGTGTTATCCGCAACGGCAAAAAGCAGTTTATCATTGACACAAACATCGGTAAATCAGACTTTGCCGAGTGGAAAGACTGGGTGGAAAGTATCAACGATGACTTACCCGACCTTGACAACCTTGCAGATTTTTTTGAAAATCCTCCTGAACTTGCTCCGCCTCTGATTGAGGGAGTATTGCGACAGGGACATAAAATGCTCCTCGGCGGACCCTCAAAAGCAGGTAAGTCATTTGGTCTTATCGAATTGTGTATTGCAATTGCCGAGGGAACAGAATGGTTCGGCTTTAAGTGTGCGCAGGGCAATGTCTTGTATGTGAATCTTGAGCTTGACCGTGCGTCCTGTTTTCACAGATTCAAGGATGTATATGAAGCATTGGGACTTGAACCAAAAAACTTAAACAGAATTGATATTTGGAACTTGCGTGGTAAGTCCGTGCCTATGGATAAGTTAGCACCTATGCTCATTCGCAGAGCACTGAAAGGCAACTTTATAGCCGTAGTAATTGACCCGATATACAAGGTTATTACAGGCGATGAGAACAGTGCTGACCAAATGGCACACTTCTGCAACCAGTTTGACAAGGTATGTACCGAAATTGGTTGTGCGGTAATCTACTGTCACCACCATTCAAAAGGTGCTCAGGGCGGTAAAAAGTCAATGGACAGAGTTTCGGGCTCTGGTGTTTTCGCTCGTGACCCCGATGCACTCCTTGACCTTACAAGGCTTGAAATCAGCGAAGATTTGATGAAGCAGCAAAAGGATGAAAGAACCTGTAAAATCTGCAAAGACTGGATAGGTCGTTTCAACAAAATCAGTGAAGTGTGTTCGCAGGACGATTTGGTAACGGCAAATAATATGATTGACATCGCACGCAAAACGCTTCCTGAACAGTCTTTTAAGCTGATGATGTCAGATGTTGCCCGTGCCGAAAAAACCGTAAAAGGGATGTCAGCGTGGAGAATAGAGGGTACTCTGCGAGAGTTTCCGGCATTTGATGCACTTAATCTTTGGTTTGATTATCCGATACACAAATCAGATACAACAGGCGTGTTGAAAGACTGTAATTTTGAGGGCGATTTTAACATCAAAGGCTCGCCCTACAAAAAGAATTTTAGCAAGAAAAAAAGTGAATCGGAACGCAAAAAAGAACGCTCAGAATCTATTATGACAGCGTTTACTGCAGAAGAAAATAACGGTCAGGCAGATATAAATGACATTGCTACATATCTTGGAGTTACCGAAAAAACAGTCCGAAATCGACTAAAAGAACACGGCGGATTTTGGATTGACGGCGGTAAAACAGGATTGAGGAAAAAGGAAAAAGCCGAATAAATTTTCCCTTTCCGTCAAATTTGGAAGGAAAATTTTATCGAGAATTTCCTTTTCCGTGAGGGAAAATAGGGAAAATTTCCCGAGATTTTCCTTTTCTAAAAATGACGGAAAATGACTTTTTTCTCGAAATTTTCCGAGGGAAAGAAAAAACCTATATATATATTCTATATATATAGGAGTATTTCCGTTCCCTAAGGTCACAGGGGTGAAGTAGTTGTGCGAAGCTTACGCACAACAACTCCTTCCCCTGACCTGTGACTAAAAGCAAAATTTTAAAGTTAAGAAAGGAATGGTAAAAAATGGCAAAATGCAAATCAACTTCAAAAGATAAAAGATTGAAAATTGCTAAGGGAATGCCACCTTTGAGGCGAAAACTTCCAAATAAAAGTTACAGTTACAAAAACGATCAGGTAATGGATTGGATTTCTAAGCGACCGGCATTGATTGATTATGTGTTGGATAAGTTAGTAGCTAACGGATACATAGTTTATGACCCGAAATTAAAGTTGTGGTATGGAGTTGATTATTTTGAAGAAAATGAAGACTGAATTTTTTATGGCGATGATACCGCCGACCGTAACTGCACAGGAACATAAGGTTATGGTAAAAAACGGCAAACCTGTTTTTTACAATCCGCCCGAGGTGAAACAGGCAAGAGAAAAACTCACATCACATTTGGCAAAGTTTAAACCGTCAGACCCGTACAAGTCGGGTGTCAGACTGATAACAAAGTGGTGCTTTCCTCGTGGTAAACATCAGGACGGCGAATATCGTATAACAAAACCTGACACGGACAATCTGCAAAAAATGCTAAAAGACTGTATGACCGCTCTCGGCTTTTGGTCTGATGACGCACTTGTTGCAAGTGAGATATGTGAAAAGTTTTGGGCAGAGGTTTCGGGTATTTACATCAAGGTGGAAGAACTGTGAATATCTCGGAAGTTAAACGCAACCTTGAAAGAACCGTGCTGTACAATGGAGCAGAATACATTCTGAAAGGCTGTATCATCAGACGGAATACAACGGGTCGGTTTTACTATCAGGCAGAGCTTATGGACACCAAAGCCAAAAGCTCGTTAATTGTAACTGCACTTGATAAGATTGACGAAAGGAGAGAAAGCATTGAAAGCGAGAATACCTGTTAAGCTGAAAAAGGAGGCTATGGCGGAAATTAACCGCCTTGCCGACAGGGAATACCAGAAAGTCAAGGACAAGGAAATTGCGGACGCCACAAGGCGAATTTTTAAGATGATTGTATTTGCCTTGTATAAGGATTTCGGCTTTGGTCGTGATAGATGTGCAAAGGCTTTGAAGTCGATGACCGAGATAATTGAACATTCCGACACTGACGAAGTGTTCTGGGAACATATCGACCGTGTGGTTATCGACAAACTGAAACTTGAATTTGACAAACGGGACTATACCGACAACGGAAAAGTTGTTAATTTTGAAGGAGACGAAGAAAATGAGGAAGTATGAAGCAGTTTATAGCTCTGATGTGCTTGATGAAATCAAGAGTGGAAAAGATATCTTTTTGCTCAACAGGGCAACAAACAATGTTAGTTGGGTAAATGGTATGACTGTAGGTAGCCTTGTAAAAGTTTTTAAGCATGACAATAAAGATAACATATATGAGTTTTACAAGGAAGTGAAAGCAAATGACAAACTTTGAAAAAATCAAACAGATGAGCGTTGAGAATATGGCGGAAATGTTGCTTGATGAAAGTGAAAAACATTTTACATACTGCAACCATTGTTCACATCAAAGTTTTTATGCACCGCATTGTACATCTAGCAACCTTCGAATAGATTGCATACATGCAGTCAAAAAATGGCTTGAAAGTGAGGTAGAAGAATGAGAGACATTAAAAATATTACCGTTAATTACGATAACGGCGAAATAGAAACCTTAAATAAAGGTGTAGTTGTTGGTTTTGATGAAATCGACAACGAAGAAGAAACTATCAAGGTCAGCTATCGTATGTGCGATATTAAAGGCAAGGATTTGTATTTGATTGTAAACGCTGTTATTGCGTTGGCACAGAAACTTGGTATGCTTGACGAGGAGGAGCGTGATATAGATTGACGGTTAAAGATTATTTATATTCGGTCAGGGTTTCGGATAAGCTGATCAGAACGAAAGAACACGAGCTGTCGAAACTTAGGCTGAATATTGCACAGGTATCGGTTAAGCAGAACGAGCCTGTTAAGACATCGGGAGTGAATGACCCTATGCGGATTGTGGACAGGATTGCAGACCTTCAGGCTGAAATCAATCGGGAAATTGACAATCTTGTGCGGTTGAAAACTGAAATCCGCAGTAAAATCAACGCACTTGACGATTACCGTTACATTGCAATTTTGACCGAGTATTACATAAATTGTCAGAGGTGGGAGGATATTGCCGAGAGTATGGAAATGAGCGTAAGGCATACCCTGAGATTGCACGGCGAAGCGTTACAGGCGTTCCGAAAAAAGTTCGATTTCTCGTAAAATTATTTTGAAATGTCATTGAATGTCACCCTTACCCTGCGTATAATGGTATTATGAAAGTTTGACAAACAGGACATATGTAGAACTCTCCTAAGTTAAAAAAATTGCACAGACCGCTCTCACCCCGAGGGCGGTTTTGTGTTGTGTGCGGTTATTTTATACAAATTATTACTTTCTTAATTGTGCGGTTTACAGAAAAATGTAAAATCTGTTGAATTGTGTCAAATAATATGATAGATTAGTGATATATTACAACTAAGGAGAGTTGCATATGAGCGAAGAAAATAAGACAAAAACCTGTTTTGTTATAATGCCTATATCAGACCAGCCAAAATATCCTACAGGTCATTTTGATAAAATATACGAACAGATAATTGTTCCTGCTGTCAAAGAGGCGGAGTTTGAACCTATAAGAGCAGACAGTAATCAAATATGTGATTCGATAATGCAAAAAATTTTGAAAAATTTAATTGAATGTGATATGGCAATTTGCGATTTAAGTTCAAGAAATCCAAATGTTATGTATGAATTAGGAATTCGACAAGCTTATGGCAAAAAAGTAGTTTTGGTACAGGACGATGCTACTGATAAAATTTTTGACGTAGCAGGAATTAATACTGTTTTTTATAAGAAAGATAGATTGTATGAAAATGTTATGAAGGCAAAAGATGATATTGCTAATGCGATAAAGGAAACTTATAAAAATGGTTCATTTTCGTTAATGAACATAGTCGATTTAGAAAATGCAACTGTAGATAATTCCAAAGTTGATAAGGTTGTTTTTGATAGATTTATGATAAAATCAATATATTCAAAGTTAGATGCTATTGAAGATTCAATAAGAATGTTTTCTAATACGCCAAATGTTAGTGACGAATTAAATGTTGACCTTAATAATCGTAAACTTGCAAGCTTGCTTATGGAATGTCGAGATGCATTGAGAAACCATCCCGATAATCTTGATTTACTTATTTCCTGTTATCGAAAATTGTTGAGAGTTAATAGTTTATTGATTAACAATAAGGACAATAAATTACTTACGTCTAAAGACTGTTTGATATTAGGAAATACACTGTCAGCATTGAATGACAGAATTAATGATTTAACGCTTAATACTGATTAATTGAGAGTGCATTTAGTACTCTCTTTTCTTTTGCTTATTTTTAGAATTTTCAGACAAAGAGAGGTGATACCGTGAAAGACAAATTAAATGCAAGACAGCGTAAATTTGCTGAATATTATGCACAAAGCGGTAACGCCGCTGAGAGTGCTGTTAAGGCAGGATATTCCGCAAAATATGCTAATACCAATGCTTCAAAATTACTACAAAATACTACAATCGCAAATTATATCAAAGAGCTTTCCGATAAGCTCAAAGATGAGCGCATTATGAGTGCAAAGGACAGACAGGTTGCTTTGTCCGACATTGCAAGGAATGACGGGCAGGACACCTCCGACAGAATCAGAGCGATTGACACGCTCAACAAGATGACGGGCGAATACACCGTTAAGGTTGACGCAAAGGTTGAGCAATCCGAAAAGCTCTCTGATGTGTTCAGACAGTTAGGCGGTGAGGGCTTGAGTGAGTAGCTTTCCTTTGTCGCAAAAATACATTGACTTCATCAACACAACGAATGTGTCAGCTGAATTTCTTGAAGGCACGACAGCCTCGGGAAAAACAACAGTCGGAGCGGGCGTAAAGTTTATGCGAATGGTGTCGCAAAGTAAAAAGAAGATACACGCCATTGCCGCCAAGACAACTGGTAAAGCCGAAGAAACCATTATTCAGCAGGATAACGGTATTCTCGACTTGCACCGCAACGCTGTCTATTGTGGCAACGGCGACAAGGACTACAAGCTCCCACATATCAAGTTTGAGGGCAAAATTATCTATATTCTCGGCTACAGCAGTCGGGATAAGTGGGAAATGGTTCTCGGTGCGCAGTTTGGGTGCGTTTATATTGACGAAATCAACACCGCCGATATTGAGTTTATCCGAGAGATGTCAACCCGTAATGATTATTTGCTTGCAACACTTAATCCCGATGATCCGAGCCTGCCTGTGTATAAGGAGTTTGTCAATCGCTCCCGTCCTTTTAAAAAATATGAAAACGATGTTCCTCCCGAGATTACGGCGGAGCTTACCGAAGAACCTGTACCGAATTGGCGGTATTGGTTCTTTTCTTTTGCCGACAATTTAAGTCTTACGCCCGAGCAAATCGAAAAGAAAAAGAACTCTGCACCGAAAGGTACAAAGCTCTATAAAAATAAAATCTTAGGTTTGCGAGGCAGAGCAACAGGTATTGTGTTCCCGAATTTTGAGAGGGCAAGACATATCAAATCAAAAGAGTGGGCAGGAAAGTTTTTGAACTGTAACCGCAAGTCAGAACACTTTGTTCAGTTCACCGCAGGTCTTGATACCGCCTATTCGCAGAAGTCGCCTGACACTATCGCAATGACATTTTACGGCATTACCAATCACGGCAAGTGTGTTCAGCTTGATGAAAGGGTTTATAACAACGCTGAAATGCAAACGCCTATTGCCCCGAGTGACACGGTGAAGAATTTTATTGATTTTCTTGACCGCAACCGTGATGAATGGGGCTTTGCACGCACGGCTTTTATTGACAGTGCCGACCAAGCGACTATTACCGAATTTCAAAAGTATAAGCGACAGCACGGCTGTGTCTATGACTTTGCAAATGCATGGAAGAAAACGAAGATTATCGACCGAATCAATCTTGTACTCGGCTGGCTTGCCACCGACTGTTATTTTGTGCTTGAACATTGTAAAAACACGATTGCCGAGTTTGAAATTTACAGCTGGCGAGAGGATAAAGACAACACACCCGAGGACGGTCACGACCATTGCATTAACAGCGGTCAATATGCGTGGCTGCCGTTTAAAAATATTATTGGAAGTGAAATAAATGGGGCTGATTAACAGAATGGCTGAATCTATCAGATCGGGAATTAAAAACTTTTTGCAGATTACTCCTGCAAGCGACAAAACAATTACCGTCACCGAAACAAGCAATCATCTGACCGAGTGCTTTATCAATCGCATTTGGTATTGGGGCAACAGCAGACAGCTTGCGGAGCTGTACAGGCAGATTGATACAAACAAAACTATGTTTTGGGCGGCAAAAAGCACAAAGGGGCTTGAAATCCGTAAAATACACACGGGCTTGCCGGCACTCATCTGCGAAACGCTTGTGAATATCGTAATTGCCGACTACAACGGCACAGATGTTACAAGCAAAAATTCAACCGCTTACGCAGAGCGTTGGGAAGATATTGAAAAGCAGAACAAATTGTCCGACACGGTTAAGCAAATGCTCCGTGACCTATGTGTTGTTGGTGACGGTGCTTTTAAGGTCAGCTTTGACACGGCTGTATCAGATGTTCCGATTGTTGAATGGTATCCTGCCGAAAACATCGACTTTACATATGTGCGCGGCAGAATCAGAGAGGTTAAGTTTTACACCGATTACACGCAAAAACACCGCCGTTACCGTTTTGAAGAAACATACGGTTACGGCTATATTCACTATGCTTTGTACGATGACAACGGCAAAGAGATTGACCTGCACACGGTTGACGCTCTTTCGTGGATTGATTCAAAGGGCGTTACATTTGACGAATCATATATGTGGGCTGTACCTGTCCTTTACGGCAAATCGTGCCACAAGGGCAGAGGTGCGGGCATTATCGGCATAAAAACAGACGCTTTCGACAGCCTTGATGAAGTGTGGTCACAGTGGATGGACGCACTCAGAGCCTGCCGAACAAAGCAGTATGTGCCTGATTGCCTTGTTCCGAGAAATCCCGAAACCTGTCAGCCGATATCGCCAAATCCGTTTGACAACCGATTTATCACCGTGGGCAACGATATGTCTGAAAACGGCAACGGCAACAGGATTTACACCGAAAGTCCGCAGATTCAGCACGAAAGCTATTTGAGTTCATACATTACTGCCCTCGACCTCTGCTTACAGGGCATTATATCGCCGTCAACTCTCGGCATTGATACGAAGAAGCTTGATAATGCAGACGCTCAGCGTGAAAAGGAAAAGACGACCCTTTACACAAGGCAGAACCTTGTGAAAATTACGCAGAACGCACTTCAAAGCCTTGTTGCAGTTGTACTCAATGCAGACGGTGAACTTAACGGCAATGGTATTGTTGAGGGCTTGGAAGTATCCGTAAACTTCGGCGAATATGCAAATCCGAGCTTTGAAAGTCAGGTTGAAACTGTGTCAAAAGCAAGACAGGGCGGTTTGATGTCAGTTGAAACCTCGGTTGACGAGCTTTACGGCGACAGCAAGTCGGAGGATTGGAAAGCCGAAGAGGTGCAGAGAATTAAGGAAGAACAGGGCATTGCAGGCGAAGAAGAAAAATCGGAGCTTGACGATGTGGACCTTACCGACACAGAAGAACCTGACAATAACGCAGATGATGAAGAAAATGCGGAAAATAATGCAGAAAAAACCGAAAGCAATCCCGAACAGAATGATACACAGGTAAACAATGAGTGATTACAATATCAGAGAAGCCTTTGAAAAAATCGAAGATGAACTGATTAACAGCATGATGAGAAATTTCAGCCGTCACAGAGCCGAAGAAACCAAAGAGGGTTACAACTGGACACAATGGCAGGCTGAACAGCTCAAAAGTCTTGAAGAGTACCGTAAGCACAACGCAAAGAAATTCGGCAAGCGTTTCAAAACCATTAACGGCAAGGTTGAAGAGATGATTCGCACCGCCAAAGCTGACGGAAATGCAAGTCAGGAGGCAGAAATTCTTGAAGCTGTCAAGGACGGTTTCAAAGCCCCAAAAAAGTCGTCAGCACACAGCACAGCCGAGTTTTTTAAGGTGAATGACCGTAAACTTGACGCACTCATAAAATCGACCACAGACGATTTAAAGAGGGCAGAAACGGCAGTTTTGCGTATGAGCAACGACAAGTACCGCAAGGCGATTTTTAACGCACAGGTTGCAATGAACACGGGTGCGGTTACATACGAAAAAGCCGTTGATATGGCGTGTAAAGATATGCTCAACGCAGGTCTTAATTGTGTGGAATACAAAAATGGTGCAAGGCACACGCTCTCGGATTATGCGGATATGGCGGTTAAAACAGCCAACAAAAGAGCCTATCTGCGTGGTGAGGGCGAAAAGCGAGCCGAATGGGGAGTATCCCTCGTTGTTGTGAACTCAAGACAGGGCGGTTGCCCCGATTGTGCAAAATATATCGGCAAGGTGTTTATTGACGATGTTTATTCAAACGGCAAAAAGTCAGACGGAAACTATCCGCTTCTCTCAACCGCAATCAAGAACGGTTTGTTTCATCCGAGATGTAAGGACAGCACAAGTACATATTATCCCGAACTTGATGATTTGGACGCACCGTTGTCTGAAGATGAAATCAAAGAGCTTGACCGTCAGCGAGGAATTGAGGAAAAACAGCAGTATGCACAGCGACAGGCAGAACGCTTTGACCGCCGTGCCGAATACAGCCTTGATGAGGACAATAAACGCATTGCCCAAACCCGAGCCGATGAGTGGCACGATAGGGCGAATACGCTTGAAGAAAAGGCAAAACAATTCTCACTAAACACCAATGAACAAAAATATTACAGACCTGTTTTTAAGGAAGATATATCAAAAACTTTTGAACGCAAAATTGAGGGCGAAACAATTACAATTGATACCCACAAGGCAAATACATTGTGTGACAATGTTTATATTTCAGATAAGGTAAAGCTAAAACGAAAAGAACTTCATAATTTTGATATGCAAGTGAGAAAAGCGTTTGATATGCTTGGAGAGGTTGAAACAAGCGGAAAGCCTGAAATTTGTATTGTCACTCCCGAAGAAATGCGAGTAAATGCTATTGCTTCATATATGCCAATGCAAAATGTTCTAAATGTCAATTCAGCATACTTTTCAACAAGTGATTTGTCAGATTTACAAGAAAACTTGGCTTGTCCGCAAGACAGATTGAGTACAATTCTGCACGAACTGATTCATTGGCAAGACGCTAAAAATTACAGAGCAAAATTCGGAAGTATTAACGATTATTTTGAATATTGCGATTACCTTAATAAAATTTATGCTCCAAAGGTTGAAAAATTGATAAATAACGGTTATAATATAGAGGATATAAGTGAGTATGCTTTTGAATGCTTAAAAGATAAAGCTATGGATGAAGTGTATAACGAGTACAGAGTCAGCAAACTTTTAGGGTGATGATGGTATGAGATTGATACAAACTGAAGAACAAAAATCTCTATGGAATGCGTTTAAGCCGTACCTTGTAACAAATGGTTTAAATGTCACTTTGCGTGAAGATGCTCCACAAGAAGCTAAAGATGCTGAAGCACTTTACAGTAAGCTTAGAGAGAAACAAAAAATGCAATATCTAAAAGATAGTGGCATAATCTAACCGCTCCGTAAAAAGGGCGGTTTTGTTATATGCAATTCACAAAAACAGCATAAAATTACGAATTGAGCATTTTATAATCGACAGCAATGTTGATTATAGGGTGCTTTTTGCATTTAAACCCGTCGATTTCGACCGGTTTAGAAAGGTGGTGACAGAATGAAAATCAGAGTAACAACAGCATTTAACGACAGGCAGAACGGCTATCTAACTCGACCTGTGAATGAAGTTTTTGAATGCTCCGAGCAGAGAGCAAAGGAACTCATTGACGGCGGTTTTGCAGAAGAGGTCAAGTCTGACGCTCCCAAAAAGCCGAGAACCAAAGCAGTTAAAACAGAAAAAACAGAAAAAGCGGATTAAGCACTTTACGAATATGTAAGGTGCTTTTTTATTGTCCGAAGACATTAAACTACGGGAGACACCGTGCAAAACTGAAACAGAGAGACACTCTATAAACTGATTACGGGAGACACCCGAAAAACTGAAAGGATATGAAAAAAATGGCAGAACCAAATCCAACACCAACCCCCAATGAACCGACACCTGCACCGCAGGGAAACGCTCCTGCCTTTGATTACGACAAGCTCGCAAGCCTTATTACAGGCAAACAAAGCGTGACAGAGGACACCGTGTTGAAGTCTTATTTTAAGGAGCAGGGATTGTCAGCCGATGAGATGAAAGAGGCTATCGGTGCTTTTAAAAAGCAGAAAGCC